TTCGGAAATGAACTCTAAAAACTCGGGGGCTTTCATGACTCTCTCCTGCAATTAGGTGCACTAAATTAACTTATACGCCTTTGGTAAATAAAATTCCACACTTAACGGTGACATAGCCTTTAACATTGCCACTTTGCCACTTTTAAGTTCGATCTGAATAACAGAATTAACTGAATCAGTAATAACTTGTGGGTTAAGGTCCTCAGTTAAATAAAGCGAACCTGATACCGTTGAAGGTTGTTTTAATTCGCTATAGTGAATACTACCGTCAGCGTCTACGATTGGTTCGTATTTTACGTTTTGTATTTTGATGTCAAATGCACCATCGGTTGAATAGTTACGACCATCAACTTTGATATGCGCCATTCCTGCTAGTAAAGCCATTTTAAATTCCTTTTATTAGTTACCCTGGACCAGTTAAGGCCCAGGCTTATTTATTAGTTGAAGTTCAATACAAACTGAGTTTTTACAGCTACAACACGTAATTGGTTAACTAAGTCTGGTACGAAAAGCACATCTACTCTATTAGGGTCAGTTGGATTTCTATCGACGATTAACTCTTCCGCGAATCGTTTGCTGTTTTCAACAAGTCCTTGTGTCTCCAATTTGTCATATACTGCAATGATCTCACCACGTAAAATCTTAGGTGTTACAATCGCTTGACCAGCACCGAAGTTAGTACCGTTATCAGCTAACTTAACTCTTGCAAATTTAGTCTGGATAACATTCTTTAATGTACGAATAACCAAGGCTAAGGTAGCCAAAGTATTCACATCTAAGTAACTTGGATCAGGTGAACCAAATGCGTCAGTTTGATAAGTTGTTACAGCTCTTACAATACGTGCAATGCCACCTTCGTAATACAGTGGCGCAATACCAGAAAACAACAATGTATTCTTTTCAGCTAATGTCATTTGTGACGATACACTAGGAACTCCAATACCTTTAATCTCTAAAGTTTGCAATGGACGAGCAGGATCTATATTCAACGACTGACCAGCTTTAGCAGTGTAAGCTGCAGCTACTTCAGGTGCCCAAGTTGGTGATTTGTAATATCCAACAATAGTTGTATGCTCATCATTTCTAGTTGAACCTAATGTATCTAAACCAGCTACAGTGTCTTCTTTTGCTGTAAAACAATGACCATATAATTGTTGTGCTGGATCCCAACGAGCATCAAGTTCATCACGGATTGCGTTTAATGAAGTTGTATCAGTATAAGGATGAACCCAATATTCAAATGCAGCATCACCAACAGCTGTAATAGCAGTTGATAACAATGGGTCAGTTGCTCCAGAAGCCATATCAACCACACTAGCTGTAACACCAGCAGGTAGTGATTCAAATTGACTGTAATAATTAACAATTACGGATATGCCATTACCCACTGTGCCTGAATTCTTAGCTGTTAATGTAATAACACCAGCAGCAGATGTCGCAGTGACAGGTAGATCTGAATTAGTACCCAATTTAGCAACAACATTAGTAGCGATATTGGTAGCAGTATCACCCAGTGCAACAGCTGTTTGTATTTGAACACCTGCAACATATAAGAAAACTGTTCCAGCATTAGTGGCAGTTCCTGTAAATGTAACAGTTGATGAAGCTTTTGTACCTACAGCATCATTTAATGGCATTGCCCAGACTTCAGCGAATGAGTCATTAGCTTTATAGGCATCAAACATACGCGCCAACATTGAGCCAGCACCATATAAGGTTTTTGCTTGATTGACTGATGTAATTAACACAGGCTCTTCGACAATAGTTTCAACTGATTGTCCAATAAGTAATGTTTTTAGGTTTTGTGTGTAATAGCTCGCTCTTGAGTTATCCACTTCAGCATAAAACAACGGTACTCGTGTGTTTGCTGGTACTTGATTAAATGAGATTGCCATTATTTACTTCCTTTTACTATTGGTTTTGTTTTTAAATCACCTTGTTTTACCAAGCGATTGAAATATTTCATTGATGCACTAGATTCAACTTCCGTATCTACTACTGCAACAGGCATCCCAGTATCTGGATGGCGGATAACAATATCCTTCTCATTGACCACTCTGTTTGTTGGTACTAATTTCATATTAAGTCCTTTTGTTTATCTTATTTATGCGATTGGTAATTCAATATCCAGTACCGCATCAATGACACCATCAGCTTCTGACAAATCAACGTCTAGGTGAAGATTGGTAAAAGAATCCTGAATATCCACTATGTACTCATCCGTATATTGAACATCGATTGCTATTTTGGCTTGTGCTAGGTTAGTGTCACCCGCAATGTCATAGTCATACGCGATCTGAACCTGCGGAACAGCCTCAAATTGTTGTTGCCAAGCTATATCTGTGAAGATTACAGCTAAAACACTATCAACCAATGCATCTAACGCGCTGTCATAGTCATCAGTCTTCGCAACTGTCGCTACAATACCAATACTGTTAGTAGCCTGAAACATCAAATGATGTCCCTTCTGCGTATGAGTTTTGGTTATGTTCAGTACTGAGATAGCAGGACACATATCAGGCTTTACGCGGTCTAACCGTGTCGCCTTGACGTTGAATGTGGTGTTAGTAGCCAGTAGATCAACCACTCCTTGTCTAACATTCATCATCGTTTTAATATAATCCTTGTATAGCCCGTTCCATCAGCTTCTGTGTCGCGGACAGTATAGTTTTTATTATTTAACTGAAGCGCATCGTCCTGCTTGATGTTCAATACATCACTAGTACGACACAATACGGCAGGGGCAGATGACGATAATTCATAATCATTACCAATTCCCTGAAAATTATTGTTGAAGATTGCAGTAATTGTGTTGTTGTCAGGCAGCATTACAGGAATGCCGAAATCTTCTAACATACAAGCTCTGTCGAAGTCGTCTTCAATCATTTACTTTTCTTAATAGCTGGTTTCCCTACTATTTTCTTAACAGGCGCAACAACTGGTTCAGTGAATTCAACAATCAATCCACGCTTAGTAAACGACTGTTGTTCGAATTCCGACTCAACTGTGATCTTGTCACCGTAAAATACATCTTCACCTTTGAATACAAAGTGTTTTAGCACTGTATATTCCATTTAACTTCCTTGTTTATTTAGATAAAACCAGGTAAATCAATAACTGGTTTTAATGTAAAGATGGTGGGAACACATGTTTTACGCATTTAAGGCAACCCACCATTCTTATTAATTACTTATGCAGTAATCATGTCTTTGATAACACTGAATGCTTCAGGGCGTTTAACTGCAACATCAACAGACTGTAACGCACGAACTGCAACCATACCGTTTTGGAAGTTGTTGCCATGTGAGTTAGAGCTTTGAATTTCAAGTGCATCCCAAGAACCTAAAATTAGGTTAGAGAAGTCACCGAAGATCATTGCTGATAAGTCAATACCAGAGCCTTTAGTTAAGTTACTTGGCATACTGTTTGTGATAGCTACGTTGTAACCTAATAGACGGTCTACTTCTTCCATCAACATTACACTGTCAGTACCAGAAACTTTAGCTGTAGTACGTAATTTAGCTAAGATTGCTGGGTTGATAACAAATGCATTACCATTGATGTTGTTCACTTGTAATTCTTTAATCAAGGACATCAAGATTGCGAAAGTTGGAACACCACCGTTAGTACCAATTGATGTTAAGTTAACACCAGAGGTATTCAAGATACCTGTTGGTTGATTAGCAGCACCAGTACCCACTAAAGCAGCAGTATCAATACCTACACGCATTACACTAGCAAGATCATTACGGATCATCGCATCAACTGATGGAGAACCTTGTAACAATAACTTATGTGAGTACTGAACAAATCCAGAAATTGTCTTAGGAGACAATGTGATTGAACCAGTTGCAGGAGTAGACTCACCAGCATTTTCAGTTTCGCCATCGATCCAAGATACAGTAGCAGAACCACCTGTTGGGATTGTGATGTTACCCGTTAAGTTGTCTAAAACAGTAGCGCCTAACTCACGTACAACCGTTGAGTTGTATAATGGAGATACGAACTGACCAGCTAAGTAGTCATCACCAACCAATTCAGCACCTGTAGCAGCACCACCAGCCGTCATAGCTCTTTGACCAATCGCACTTAATGGAATTAAGATACCTGCAGAACGTCTGCCCATTTTGCTCTCAAGTGCTTCTGAGGCTTCACGCTCTAAACCAGCACCACGCCAATCACCAGATGCACCAGCATAGATAGCACGGGCAAGTGAGTATGTAGCTTGTTCTTTTTTGCTCATATCAACATCAGCATTTGTAGCAGTGTCAATAACAGTATTACGAGCAGATACTTTGTCCAATACAGTTTGTGTGAATTCAGCAGCTGTTTTACCAGACTCGATAAATGCACGCGCATCTTGTACTAGGTCAAATCGCACACCTAAATCTAAAATATCAGCAGAGCGTTTTGTCTCAGCAGATACTGCGTCAGCTTGCAATTTGTTGTGATCAATAGTTTCGTTATCCATAACGTTAATAGTCCTTTCTTGAGTAGTTTTTGATTCAGTCATTGAATCGTTTGGGGTATTTATGATTTGTTGTTCTTCAGTGTCGAGGGCTGCTCGGTTAGTTCCCACAGTTGTGTCGGCTGGTACTGATACAGATGAGATTTCGTGAATCTTGAAACCACACCGGTACTGCTTGACACCATTCAGCTCACCATCTTCAACCATTGAAGTGATGGTGTAACCTATTGATATATTAGTGCGAATGCCATCTAATACATCTTGGTAGATTTCTTCTGCTTCATCACTCTTTGAGAATCTGATACAGGCTTTAACCCTACCGTTCTCGACAAATGCACGATCAACAACACCAATCAATTTCTTTTGGTCGTGATCCGCTAACACTGGGGCATTGCCGCTATTCACGAACGACATATCAATATCACCTTCAGCGTGAGATAAAACCTCATAACCGAATGCTCTTAAATATGGCTCTTCACTAGATGCAGTTATCACCATGCTTCTAGTATCTAAGTTCAGCTGCTCTTTCGTAAAAATAGCTGACCGAACCTGGTCTTTTTCATATTCCATTTAAAATTCCTTTTCTATTTGGATGTTATTTATGGGTTAACTCTTTCCACTTCCTGTGTTGTGCCTGTCTCTACTTCCTCAGCTATTAGACCTAGCTCTTCTAGTAGTTCATTTTCATCTGCAATTTCATTGAATACATTCTCGTACTCTCGTCCCAGCTCACTAATCACCTGTGTTTTTGATTTCAACTTGTAATCTAGTGCAATCTTAGATGCCAACATTGATTTAGATGGGTCAACTGATGGGAAGGCTCTCGGTAGGAATTCAACCTCTTCAAACTTATCAAATGCACCAACACCGAAAGGGATTTTTCCCACTAGTAATGCAGATTCTAAAAACTTCGAATAAACAGGCTCAAGTACAGTCTCGATTAACATTAACTGCACAGTCTTAAAGTAAGCTGTCTCTTGTATTGATCCTGAACGTAATGAACTATAACTAGCTGACTCTAAGTCACCTGTTAATGTGTAATATTGAATATTTAAAGATGCAGCAATAGATTTCAATACCTCCTTATTAAACATAGCTAACGTGGTTGGTGGGGTCTCAGGATCAAAAGATTGAACATTGTAGCCATGTGGCAATACTTCAAATGAACCAGGTACAGCCTCGTTGATGAAGTACTCATCATCCTCTGCATCAGAATCACCTTTGTAATCACCAGCAGTCTCTGTTTTAGTAAAGAAACCCATCTTGGCACTTGCTACGCGAGCTGCTATTTGTATCGACCTTGAAAATTCCTTCAAATGAGTCAATGCAATTAAACTAGCTGATGTCCAAGGTGCACCACGATTACCTGCACTACGCTCCTTATCGAAAACATGTGTGATCTCATTGGCTGGAATACGAATTCGTTTATTCCGTTTTGCGAAAGTATCCCCAGGATGTTGCTCCCAAATGTGATACGCAGCCACTCTCCCATATGTGTCTTGCTCAATACCCGCACGGATAGTGTTGCCCCAGGGCAATCGCATTAAAAAATGAATAAACATCAACCGCTTATAATTCCCCGTTATTTTTCATTCATGGAAAACAGCACTTTCAACAAATACTCGTTATCCCAACCCGCTTTTAGGCGCTT